GTAAGGATTATATTGATTGTAAGGATTATATTGATTGTAAGGATTATATTGATTGTAAGGATTATATTGATTGTAAGGATTATTATATCCTCCAACTATATTATTTTGATTATTACTGGTATTATTACTAAGTCTTTGCGGTGGTTTAATATTACTGTATGGAAAGTACGTCTTAAACAGAGGATAAAAGTTTTTTTCGTAATCAGGCGTATTGTATAATCTTTTACTTATAGTATCTTCAATTAATTTCATTATGGGTTGGTTAAATGTAAAGTTTATTTTATCCTCTTCATATCGAATGTTACTGTAATAACTAGCAAAAATAGTAAATAAAATATAAATAGGTGGGATCTCGTGTCTTTTAAATATAATTTTTTTGGATAATTGAAATTTACTTGTAATGGAAGTATTCTTTTCTTGAAATTGAAAAGATTTACTCTTATAATTAAAGGTTATTAGTTCATAATGACCATTTGAATAATATAAAAACAAATATTTATTCCAATTGTTATATTCAGCAGTAAAATTAGCAAAGGGTATACTTACTTCTTTTTTACCATTTGCGCCAATTTTATTTGAAATAGGTATAATATTCAGTTTTAATCTAGTAGATAAAGCAAAAATGGCTACATAATTTGCCCAATAATTATTACTTAAAATATATTTCCGAAGCTGTGATTTTTCTATAACACGAAAAGGTTTACCATAATTATCAATGTCTATAGGAATACTTGTTACACTATTCACCAAAAAATTATCGTTGCTTTTGTAGATGTCATTTGCAAGGTCTACATATTTTTCTGCAGTTATTTCATCTGTCATTTCACTCTGGATAGAACGTAGTGTTTTTGAAAACAGCTCATTCAAGTAATCTGCATTTACGGGGGCCGTGTTTTGCAATTGCGTGTCTAAATCCGACCATTGTGTTATAAAATCAAACACTATTTCCCGCAAATACATTTGTGTATATATATTCGTACCAGACCCGTATCTGCCACTAATAATTCTATTTCGCTGATTTTGAAAATTATAATAATTGATTGCATCGGCTACTGCTATAAAGAAACAATCGCCACCACCTCGATTTTCAATAGTACGAATTCCAGAGACACTTTCTTTATATGAAGAATCACTTAAGTTTTTTGTGCCTTTTTTTATGTTAATAGACGTAGTTTCTTTTAAATTATCTTGAATAAAATCCTTTGTTTCTTCGTTACTTACTCTATATATTTCATTAATTAAATTATAATAATTTCCAGAAAAAATATTTTTAATTGTTTCTGTTGTCCTTATGGATACTTTTAGTTTATTGGGAGGTTCTACAACCGGAGGTAATTGTGGAAGAGGTTTTGGCGGCTTATTTTTAATTTCCTCTAGTATTTCAGGTTCTTCTATCTGTTTTTCAATTGATTGTGTTTGTCCGGATTCAATTAAAGGAATATTTTGTTGATTATTTCTTCTATTATTTTCTTGATTATTTCTTGAATTATATGGCGCTATTTCTCTAGAAATTATAGGTTTTGGTGGTTTCATTGGTTTAATTAAATTACTATGTACAATTAATGCATTTTCATTATTAGTTACTTGGGTTGGTTCTTGTTGTTTTAAAATACTTATTTGTTTGACATTTTTAATTGGTTTTATAGGAGGTGATGCCTTTTCAGTTATTGTATTAGTATTTTGTGTTTCTTCTTTAGTATTAGTACGGCTATTTAATCCTTCTTCCTTTGCATTTTGTTTTTTTATACCAAACGCTGTATCATTTGTGTTTTTGGGTCCAATAAAATTAGGTCCATATACAATATTCGATTCTAACTTTTGTAATTGTTGCTCACCACTAATGATTTCATCTCTAACAACAGTCTGATATAAATATGGATCTGTTATTCTACTACTATCAAACTGCTCTTTTTTCTTTTTTGTATCTATTTTCCAATCACCGTTGCTCCATTGTACATCTGCAATCACATATGGTTTACCTGCAACATATATAACTGAATTGTCAGAAAATATCGTATTCAGTGTAAGATTAATATTATTATCAATATATCCTTTGAAAGTGGCTTCACCTAAACTATTTGCTGGTTTGCTATTGGTATAATTAATTAAAGATTCGAATAAGCCTTTATTAAAAAATTGTTTTTTTCTCATATCTTCTGGTATTTTATCTATAAGAGATTTATTCAATTTTACTAGTGGATCAAAATAAATACTCGTGTTATTATTTCCTATATCTTTTATCGTCATTGAAGGAGTGTACTTTATTTTTTGATATCCTGGGATACTTGTTGCAATAGTAATAATTATTTCATTTGGATTAAGAACAGTACTCATAGTTACTATAATATGATATTATTTATAGTATTTATAGTATTTATAGTATTTATAGTATTTATAGTATTTCTTATTCCTAAAATAAATTGAGTATTACACATTTGCAAAGAGTTTTTGTGTGATCAAGTCATTATTTTCCATTATTGTTTCTAATGATTTTACATTGTTGGATGCCATTGTATCATTTGTTAAAAAAGTTATTAAATCCAGTATTACCTTTATTTTATCTGTTGACCATTGTTGATTTAACTCGTCAATTAATTCCTTTGAATAAAGACTCGTTATAGTATCTTTATAAAAAATATATTCATTATATTTTTGTTCAACGTGGTTTGTTATGATTGCATAATAATAATTTAGACATAAACTGATAATAGAGCAGTTTTTGTATGTCTCTATTAGATTTTTGATACCACTTTGAGCACACATAAACAAATTTTTCAGTCTAGGTGTTTTCTGTACACTATCTTTGGATAAAAATGTATTACAAGCAATCTGTATAGGATTATACATATATTGTAAATCCGTTTTGTTTGTATTGTAAAACATACGCGTAATAGATTGAAAAATACCTGGTTCTTGAAAATATATCACGTTGTTTTGTATGAGTATTTTTGTTCCTATTGGTTTGTTACCTAATATCGCTAATTTAATAATAACTGATAACGGGTCTAATAAAAATAATTTAATGTTGATTTTTTTGTTATTTTCAGGTAAATTTGTGGAGTTCATTAAATAATAATATAACAAAATATTTATATTATTATCATTTATTGTGTAGACTTACTTGTAAAAACAAACAGTATTATGAATTCACTGGTTTTAATATTTCAAATAAATAACTACTAGAAATGGGCACTGCTCCATATGTGGTATATTTTGTTGTTGCTGCGTTATAAATATAACCACCTAACATAGTTAAATAACCACTGCCAACAAAATCACCCCTAGGATTTACTACAGAATAATCTTCAATAAAAACACTCTTAATATTATTTGGGTTGGTTAAACTTATCATTTTTATTTCATACACATAAGAACTAGCAGAAAGAACCACATTTATATCTCCAATATCAGTATCATTATTTATCTCCAATTCATATACTGCATAATTTAGGTATAAATTATTATTAGGTGCATCTATCAATATACCATTTGGATATATATATTTATAGTTTTCACTTGTAAAAGTTTTCCAAATTATATAAATTCCATTAGCTAAATTTACCTTTAATATACTTATGTTATTTGAAAAATCAGTTTCATACTGTGTAACAGCTAGATTATATTTATAATAAGCATTTGTTATGTACAAATATCCTGATACAATATCAATGTTCATTGGTCCTATAGAAAAATTGCTTTCAGTAATTACACAAATATCTACAACATTATATGTTACTAAATTTATACATTGAATGGTATTCGAATTAGATTGATAGTATAAATTATTATTATATAAGTAAAAATTCGCTTGGGAATCGTTTGCAAAACTCAAATTACTTTTTATTATTGTATAAGGATACTTATGAAATGTAAGTGTTTTAACGTATGAAAAGTCATTATCTCTACTGAATTGTTCACTATTAAACTGACCCGCAAGATTTATCATAATAATTGTCCCTACACCTTGAGAGTTAATTAGTTGCGCATAAATCTTTTGATTTTCGGTATCTAGTATAAATCCAAAACAATATGTTAAAAAACCACCTGTATTATAATTATTTAAAGTTATGAATATGTTATTCATAGGTTCATTACGCAGACCTTTAGCACCATTGGTAACTTCATTAACATCAGGCAATATTTGTTCTATAACCATTATTCTTTCCGCATTATCATTCCAATTGTATGACAATAGGTAGATAGAATTGTTTAAATAATCTATCTGGCTTTGAATAATTGTTCTTTCAATCGGTACTAGTCGATATCCATCAGCCTGACTAATATCGGCGGTTGGAAGTAGGGATGATTCTGATATATTAAAACTATTTAATATCTCCGGCATTGGAATGGGCTTTGGCGCCGGTCTTTGTTGGTATATCAAATCTAAAAAAAAATCACCCGAACCAAATTTTCTTTTATAATAATTAAAACTGCGTGAACTTCCTGCAACCCCAGTTAACTTACCTAACGGATTATACTTACCCATTATATAACATTATATAATATTATATTATAACAGAATATCTTACATCATCTGATACAAACGACCATAAACATAATATTGTTTTATAAACTATATTATGTAAATTTATTCTACAACTAATCATTAACTAGTTTTAACTTGTAAAAACTAATGTAAATTTATTACTCAACTTGTTACTCTTCAGCTTGTGTCTCTTCAGGTTGTGTCTCTTCAACTGGTGGCTGTGCAACGGGTGGTGCAACCAAACTATTAAAGAATACTAAATTATAAAAAGCTGTCAAAGAACCGTATTTTTGTTTTATGTAATTCGCTGTACGTTGAGATCCGGCAAACCCACTTAACTTACCTAAAGGATTATACTTACCCATTATAAAATAAGTAAATATTTTTATTTTATTTTATATTATATTATTTAATTTAATTTAATTTAATTTAATTTAATTTAATTTAATTTAATTTTGAAGGGTTTTTATTTTGTATAACTGTCTCCATAAACTCTTCCACCAATTCTTGGGGTATATTATTAAAATCTACTAGTTTTTTGTTTAATTCATATTGAGAATAATATTTTTCGTTATTCGCCATTTTTTTTTCAAAAAACGCGGGGTCCTCAATACATTTTTGGGCGGTTTTTGGTCCACATTTTGGGAAAACAGATGGGATATTATCACTTGTATCGCCCATTATAATTTTTATTTTTAAATCTTGTTCTGCATTTCCTGTAGAAGTCTTATTTTCAGAAATATTTTTAAAAGATAGATTGAACAAATGAACATTTTGTGCATTTAATTGTAAATAATCGCGGTCACTGGTAATAATATAAATATGACAACTAGGGTATTTTTGCAATAAATATTTAACACTTATTGCTATAGAATCATCGGCTTCTAATTTTGGATGATATAAAATAGCTTTGGCTCCACCTTTTTGAAACAATTCTTCTTCGTATGCCATTTTAAAGAAAGGGCCTCCCATAAAACCATTTTCTGGTCCGTTTTTTCGTGTTTCTTTGTATTCAGGAAACAAGTGAGTACGCCAGATATTTTCCCTCTTGCAATCTTTTCCAACAATCATTATTGGCTTTTTTGTTTTGGGAATATTCAATTTCTTGGCTATATTATGTAATGTTTCCACAAATACTTTTTTAAATTTTGAAAGAAATATTTCGTTTTTAAAAGGCTCATCCAAAGGTTCTTCTGGTGCAGCATTTTTCCACCATTGTAATAACGCATAATATCTGTAGAAACAATAATAACTTCCATCTATAAATATAAAAACTGGGTCTTCCTCCATTGAATTATTTACTTCAAATATACTTGACATTATTAGTATACTTTAAGCTATATCTAATTTATTTCAATTTTATATATTGAATATTATATTAAATATTATATTGTTTTGAATATATTTTTATTTATCAACAATTACTGTTTTTGATATATTCCGAATAATTTTATCCTCTTTTTCAAGGTCATTATCACCAGACCCACCACAAGACTCTATAATAATCTTGTTATATTGGTCCGAATAATGGGACGATGCTTTCAGACAATCTGGATGGGCTTCTTTAAATTTAAGAATTAGTCTATGGTTTTTAGATGCAACACGTTTGATAGCCTTTCTGATTTTCTTTTTGTCATCATCTTCTTTTTCCCATTTATCCGCATCCTTTATATATAAAACTTCTCTCTTCTTGTCAGTACAATGGATGGGTCTTTGAGTCACATCTAATGCTTGTAAATTTTTGGTAATAATATTAGTAATTCCTTCTACATAACCAAGTTTTCCAACATTTTCCAAATCAGATAATTGTAACTGAATGGATTCAACAAAATCCATAATATTCATAGCATCCTTGCAAGTTTCATTTAAAAAGAAATTTAGATTAAATGCTTTATTATGAGAATTTGTATTAGTAGTATTATTAGTAGTATTATGAGTACCATTTTCTAATACCTTCATCATCATATTTTTAAATTCGGAATTTTCTTTTACTAGTTCTGCATTTTGTTTAATAATCATTAGTATTATTTCATCCTTGTTATGTATGTCTTTTTGAATAATATTTGCATCATTATCATTACAATAATGAATACTGTTTTTTGTTATATTATCACTTGCAAATTTTCCACATTTTTTTTTATGTCTCCATAGACCAGAACAGGTGTTATAATCTTTTGCGCAAAATTTACATATATTTTTAGGTGTCTCGTTTTTCTCGTTAAAATGATTGCCATTATTGCCGTTTATTGCTAAAACAGCCTGTTTTGTATGTTTACGTGTCCCAATATGTCGAGACCAATCAGACATAAAAGAGCATTTAAAGTCGCATATTTTGCAAAAGTATTTGCGCTCGTTTTTCTCGTAAAACTCGTTTTCTATAATTGCCATACATTGCCTAAATATATTTTTTTAATATTTTTTTAAATAAAATAAAAAAATTTATCGTAACAAAATAAAAAATGTTTAAAATCTCGTCAGACCATAAATTTCAATTATGGTAACAAATGTGTATTTTCGCATAAAATATTTTAGGTTTTCATTTTTGGACATTTTTTTTGTCCATTTTTCAAAACCTAAAAAAACTTTCCCACAGAAAAATCACTATTTTTTAATATTTTC